GGCAATACTTCTATTGGTGGTGTAACTCAAATCAAGGGTAATACCTCTGTTGGTGCGAATCTTGATGTGGCTGCAACACTTTCAGTTGCTGGAAACACTAACATAGCGGGTGTCACTACTATTGGTGGAAATACGGACATTAATGGCACTCTACAGGTTTCGGGTAATACAACTATTTCTGGCAAACTAACAGTTCCTGCTGGAGCATCAACTATTGCTGCAACAACATTTGATAATGGATGGTTTAGAATTGGCAATTCCACTACTGGAATTGCAATGGATCCCAATGAGATTTACTTTGCTGGTGATGGTAATGTTGGAACAATATCTGGTTCTTTAACACTGAATCCTGCTAATGGTCAGATTCTTGCTGGATCCAAAACTTTAGCCATTCAAACTATTGATGCTACTGGTAACATTGAGACAACTGCTGTTATTTCTGGAACACAACTAAGAACAGCATCATTCAGATCAACAGGAATATTAACTGTTAATGGTGCATCATACTTATCAGGATCAGTTCAGGCAAAAGGCACATTGTCTGTTGGTGGTAGATTGACTGCAGGTGGTGATATACAAACTACATCTTTAAGTATCACTAACGGGGCGCAAGTTGGTGGTGCATTAACAGTCACTGGAGTAACAGATCTTAATGGAAATACTAGTGTTTGTGGACAATTACAAGTAACGGGTGTATTATCTGGAGGACAACTAAGAACATCATCATTCAGAACAACGGGAACATTAAATGTTCAGGGTGCATCATATCTATCAGGATCAGTTCAGGCAAAAGGTAATACTTCTATTGGTGGTGTATTAACAGTTACTAGTTCTACAAATCTTCTTGGAAATGCTGCAGTAGCAGGAACACTTTCTGTTCAAGGTGCATCATATCTATCGGGAGCAGTTCAGGTAAAAGGTGCTCTTTCTGGCAATCAATTAAGATGTACATCCCTTAAATCATCGGGAACATTAAATGTTCAGGGTGGATCATATCTATCAGGAACTGTTCAGGCAAAAGGTGTTCTTTCTGGTGCGCAATTAAGATGTAGTTCCCTGAGAGTTACAGGTGGAACTGCAGCAATTTGTGGTTCTATGGATATTTGTGGTTCGTTGCAAGTTGGTGGATTTGTTAGTGCCACTAATTATAATTTTGAGATGTTTGGTGCAGTTCCTGCTTATAATAATAGTAATTATGGTACAATTAACTGGAACACTGCTAATTCTGCTATTCAATTACGGAGTTCAACAGACCAAACGATTGGAATGGCATTTCCTGCATTTAGAGTTAATTCTGCAACAAATGTTCTTGGTAGATGGAGAATTACGATTCAAGTAAAAGCTAGTGCTGCTGCAAGTTCTGGACTTTATATTAGAGTATATGAGTATGATGGTGAACTACCTGCTGGAAAAGTTGCAGTATCTAATGATGCAACAAATGCCGTTGTTCAGGAAGATACTAGAAATGGTTCTATAACAGGAACAGTAGAAAACGTTGCAATCGGAACCGATTGGGTAACGAAGACATTTTATTATAGTCCTACTGCAACTGCAGTGTATGCATCTGTTGTCGTTCTTAATTGGAGTGGAATAGGAACTAATCATTTATATGTTAGACCACCTGTTATTCAACCAGAATATGGTGGATTTGTAAGTGCAACTACTTTGAGAACATCATCTTTTAGATCAACAGGAGCATTAACTGTTCAGGGTGGGTCATATCTATCAGGATCAGTTCAGGCAAAAGGAATTCTTTCTGGTCTGCAATTAAGATGTGCTTCTCTAAGAGTTACAGGTGGAACTGCAGCAATTTGTGGTTCTATGGATATTTGTGGTTCGTTGCAAGTTGCTGCTGTGCTATCAGCGGGACAATTTAGAGGTACTTCTAATAATCTTCAAAGAGGAAATATCTCTGCAATGACATATGGTCAATTAAATGGTGCATTTTTATCTGCAAGTACCCTGAGATGTGCATCTTTCAGAATTACTGGTAATGGAACAGCAGCAATTTGTGGTGGTTTAGATGTTTCTGGTGCTATACAAGCTGCGTTTATTTCTGGATCACAAATACGAGGTGTTTCTGCTACATTGCAAAGAAGCTCAGTTTCTTTACATAATGGTACTGGCGTTGCAACATATGATAAGGTAAGAGTATGGAATAGTGCTCAATATACCATTGGTATGACACAAGGACTTCTTTATGGGGGTTTGGGCAGTGATTATGCGATGACATTTACTATGAACAATGATATCAGCAGAGGTTTCCTTTGGAGGCATGCTGACATGACCGTTTCACAAGGTGCAATGTCTCTTACTACAAAAGGTCAACTTACAGTTGCCCATGGTATGCGTTTAGGATTTGGGGATGCGGATACAACGACCCCTACGGCTCAATATCTCACTATTAATGGGCATATTTGTTGTTCTGTCATACATAATTATATTCTTGATTGTGATGGATACCTGCAAGTTTCGGGTGCAATTTCATGTGGTGGTGGTGTACATGCGGCCGGTGGTGCTATCCAAACAACTGGAATTATTTCTGGCACTAATTTAAGATGTACTTCTTTCAAATGTGAAGAAACTGCGACTATTTCCAGCACTAAAACATCAAGTACTACTCTAATGGTCCGGGGTTCTGGAAACGGGGGTCACATCTTATTATATCAATATGCCACTGGCCAAACATATACTGGAGTAATGCAAGTTCAGACTGCTGTCAGGGCTGGTACTACTTGTTTTATGTTCCTTGGTGCATATAGTAGTAATGGTAGTGATATTGAATATGTTATGCGTGGTAACGGGCAAGCAAGTGCTGATGGTGCTTGGTATGGTGGTGGAATTGACTATGCTGAGTATTTTGAATGGAAAGATGGTAATCCATATAATGAACCAAGATACGGTCAACCAGTTTATTTAATTTCTGGAGAGAAGATTGCTCTTGCAACTTCTGGAAATATTCCTATTGGAGTTATTTCTAAGAATCCTGCATTTACTGGAGGTTCTGCGTGGAATAAGTGGGAGCAAAAATATTTACGAGATGAATGGAATGCTTATATTCTTAATGCCGATGGTGAGAGAATCTTGAATCCAGATTTTGATCCTGATCGGGAATATATTCCTAGAGAACAAAGATCGGAATGGGATGCAGTTGGATTGATGGGTAAACTTGCAATTCAAAAAGATTATATTACTGATACTATTAGAAATAATACTAATTGGTTGAAAATGGCTGACATTAATGACGATGTTGAAAGATGGTTAGTAAAATAATAAATCTCTGAAACTCTATTGTATAAATACAGGTGATCATTATTCAAAATAACGTTACTGAAAAATGAAAAAAGCATTAGATAACATTACCGACTCTTTTAAGGCACAATTAAAAGAACACAATGAAGCAATTCAAAAACTTGAGAATGAATTGGTACAACGTAGAGAACTTGCACTAAAACTATCAGGTGCTCTAGAAGGTTTTAGTCTTCTGGAAAATGAATCTATGAAACCTGAGAATCTCCCTGAGATTCAACTAGATGATGAAGACGAAGACATTCCAACAGATGAAATCGAAGACGACGAAGAATGAGAAGAAGATATCGCATCATCCTAGAATTAGAACTAATGGAAGATAAAGAACCAGAATTTTTTGACTGGCAAGATCTTCTTCAATTAGAAGAAAATGAATATGTTGATGTGATTGATATTGAAGAAGAAGATGATTTGTGGTGACAATTAAATATCTGTCATGACCTCCCTTGACGGGGAGGTTTTTTTATGTTATGTTATAATCAAAATGAAATTGTATGAAACCAGCAAAGTTCAAAACTTGCCTTCGTTATCCTGGTGGGAAGAGTAAAGCACTCAAAACTTTGGGAGAATGGATTCCATCAGACTTCAAAGAGTTTCGTGATCCATTTTTAGGTGGTGGAAGTATCCCTTTGATGGTGTCACAAAACTATCCAAATGTTCCTGTTTGGGTAAATGACAAATACTACTTTTTGTTTAATTTCTGGTTGCAACTGCGTGACCAAGGAGTCATGTTGTCAAATAAAATTAGGGAAATTAAAGAAGAAGTAAATGGTGACGATGAAGCACATCGAAATCTGTTTAATCAGTATGCAAAAGAGATGAAAGATTATGAACCTTTCATGCAAGCAGTGGCATTTTTCATTCTAAACAAGTGTTCATATTCTGGACTCACTGAAAACTCCACATTTTCAAAGACGGCATCACGTTCTAACTTTTCAATTGTTGGTGCCGAGAAACTAAAAATGTTCTCGCAGATTATCAAGAACTGGAAAATCACTAATGTTGATTATTCTGAGGTAATGTGTGCTCCTGGTGAAGATGTTTTCGTATTTCTAGATCCTCCTTATGACATTAAAGATTTTCTTTATGGAACTGATCGCAAACTTCATTCTTCTTTTAGCCATGAAAGTTTTGCTGACAATGTGGACAAATGCTCGCATCAGTTCATGATCACTTACAATAAGAATGAATGGTTAGAAAATCGTTACAAGGATTATAATCTTAAAGATTGGGAACTTCGTTATTCTATGGTTCATCGTGGGGACAAAGGTACGAAAGACAATATCAAAACTGAACTGCTAATTTCTAACTACAATGTGGACACTTTAGAAACTGCCACACTGTTCTAACCACTGCCCTGTTTTTCCTGTATATTAAAAAAGTCGAACAAAACACATGCAAGGATCTTCACAAGTTCTCCGGTCACTTCAAGCACTTCAAAAAGTGTATAAGGATCAAAACTTTATCTTCACTAAAGATCAGCAGGAACGATATGATGAACTGCTGATGCTTCGTCGTGCATTTATTCAGCACTGGAAAGAAAACAATTTTATCGCAACCTCTAAGTAATCTAATCATGCAATACGAAGTCAAATTGATTCGGAATGGTAGTCAATTCTATGACTACGTTCATGCAAATGGTCAGAATGAAGCAAGAGACATTGCAATTCATCGCAATCCTGGATCAATTTTTCTAGGTGCCAATGCTGTTTCTGATGGATATGATAATCATGACAATTATCATACAGGTTCAGGAACTTACGACGGATCTTCTAATTATGATGATCCACGTTATGATAGTGAACCTATTGGTTGTTTTGGATTTATATTCGGATTATTCCGGGCAGTTCTCATAATAGTTCTTGGAATTGCAGCACTTACTTTATTTTCTCCATCAGAAAATAATAAAGAAAATAATCAACCCATTCAAAAAACTCAAGTCAGAGAAAATTCATTCTCAAGATCACTCACAACTAGTTTGGATGAATATGATTCTATGAATCGCAGGTAAACATGTGCCAGTTGGAAAGGTGTCTACTATCGGTTGATCTGGATCTGTTTTCCTGTATTCTATAAGAGTCAAAGCAATGCAACCCATGAAAGATTTCATTTGTGCTTACTTCGGTAAGGATTGGACAATCACTGCCCGTGGATTTTCCAGTGCCAGACAGGCAGAAAAACATGGTCTTTATATGATGCCAACTGCTGGTGTCTTCGGGTTTGCTGTTATTGCTGAAAACGGATCTGAATGGAAACTGCAACCGATAGATTCAATTTTGCCTCCAAAAGCAAGCGTTATTCAAAATCCTAACGATTGCCTCAACTACATTGTTTCTTATTGATAATGTCTAAAGTCGCACAATACGGACTCAGTGGCATACTTGTATGCCTTGCACTTGGGAGTTATCTTTCATTTTTGGCAGAAAGAGATTCAAAATTACTTGGTCCAGTTGAAGAGGTGTCCACTATTCTCCCCACTGGCACCTAAAACCTGTATATTAAAAGAGTCAAAGGAACGCAACCTAATGCACCCTTACTACACAACATCTTTTGTTGATCGTGAAATGTTTGCTTACAATGCAAACTATCAGAAACAGCAGGAAGAAAAGAAAACTGCGAAACAAGAACTGGATCGCATTTTGTCTCAACCCGAAACACGAATCAAGTATGCTTTTGAGTTTTTAAGTGACTTTGGGGATGATGAAGAATCCCGCACTAAGTGTTACAATCAGATTGCAAAATGGTCTGACAAACTTGATTGGTCTGAATCACACTACTGATTCTAAAGTTTACACCATTTTTTCTTCACTATGATTGATCGATCATTTCTTGATACAATGTCCCACGAACGTAAAGAAGCATTGTCTGAAGATTGTGAGGACTTTCTTCTCCATCGTAACATTCCATTGATGTCACATTCGTATGACAACATCATAATGCAAGCTATCAAAGAGGGTTATCGATTAGAAAAATTTGATAGACCAATTCGACCTATGTGACAATTCTCAAGGTGTCCACTATTCTCCCCACGGGCACCTAAAACCTGTATATTAAAAGAGTCAAAGGAACAAAGGCATGACCACTCAGACATTTTCTGACTACGTTGCAACGCAAGATGCACGGAACACCATTGAACTTAACGTCCGTAAGTATACTCTCATGCTGTGTGATGCCCTGGAGCAGAACTTCAAGGATCGTAACCATGGCAAAGTCGCTGGTTATGATGCTCCTGAGTATAAGTTTGTGATCGAGTCTGGTCGTAAGTACCACAAAATCATCATGGAGGTTCCTAACCACAATCGTCCTCCCTCCCGTAGTGTTCATGCTTTCGTAGATAAGAAGACTGGTGAAGTTTACAAGGCAGCATCATTCAAAGCACCTGCAAAACATGTTCGTTTCCGTCTGCTAGAAATTGCATCCCGTGAAGAATGTTTTGAGAAAGCAGATTGGTCTGGTGCCTATCTTTACATGAAATGATGGTAATGTGCTATAATTTACTAGTTCAATTCAGAGGTTTTTATGAACGACCATCGTCACTATCATACTGAAAGTGAAAGGAGACAACTTGATGGAGTTGTCACTGATTCCGAAAAAAATGGTTGGAATGTTTCCAAACTAAATCGAATGAAAGTCCGTGCAAATAATCTTCCTGATGAGTCATTGATTGTTGACGATCAGTGAACTAAACTTACCATCCTGAACACTCTATTTTCTTTTAAACATGTTTGATGAACTCTGGTCCGAAATTGCTGATGCTCCTGGTGAGATCTATGACATTCCCGAGATGAAAGAATTTGATGATGATTTTGATGACAAATCATTTGATAACTTTCTTGATTCTGAAAACGATTTCTGAGGTAATTTGACCATGATCATGCTCACTGCTGAAAACTACGGTTGTGTTTATTCTGTTTGTTCTGAGGGAGAACTTTATTACTCTCCTATTATGACTGATGGAACAATTTCACTTGAAGATTGGGAACCTGTTGATCTTTATGAGTGTGATGAATTTGAATCAAAAGATCTAGAAGAAATTCAAGATAAACTCATCGAACTGATGAAAGTTGCTGGATTGTACTTCCAAAATGCTTGAACTTCCTTATGATTTCCCCCATCAACCTCCAGAAGGTTACTCCTACAAAGTACAATCGTTTAAACGTAATGTGCTTTCTATTTGGTTACAGCATCCCAATCATTACAACTATAGCAATGATCCTGTTTCTACGATTTGGGGATTCTACAACACCAAAAAACAGCAGTATTTTGCCCCAATCAACCATAAAAGAGTTGGTGATAGCGTAGACATAAAAGATACGCGGAATTATACTGCAATGCAAATAAATTACAAGGGTTTGGAATCATTTTTCCTCTAACCACTGTGCCAGTTACTCAAAGTGTCCACTAACCCTTGCGGGATCACCCGTGAGGGTTTATATTATATTCATCAATCGCACATGACTCACTTGACCATCACTCTCCGACCGCATCAGCAACGTGCAATCAACGCACTGCGGCAAAATGCTATCGGTCAGTGCATCTTTCCTACCGGTGGTGGTAAGACTCTTGTCGGTATTATGGATGCTAAGAAACGTTTTGAAGTGAACGTTCCGCGGACTATTGTTGTAGTTGCTCCCCGGATTCTTCTTGCTGAGCAACTTTCTGCTGAGTATCTTGAGCACATTACTAATGCAAATGTGCTGCACGTTCATAGTGGTGAGACCAAACACTTCAGCACCACAAAACCTGATCGTATCAAAATGTTTGTTGATATGTGTCAGACAGTGCGTGAGCATACTATCATCTTCACCACTTACAATTCCCTCAATCGTGTGATGGATTCTGGTATTGCAGTGGATACCATTTACTTTGACGAGGCACATAACAGTGTCAAACGTAACTTTTTCCCTGCTACAGAGTATTTCTCCCGTCACGCAGATCGTTGCTACTTCTTCACTGCAACCCGTAAGACTTCTGTCACTATTGCTAAACCTGGCATGAATGACCCTGAGGTTTATGGTAACGTGATTTGTCATGTTTCTGCACCTGAACTGGTTGATGGTGGTTATATTCTCCCTCCTAAGGTTCATGTCATCGAAATGGACAAAGTTGATCGCAAGTCTATCACTCCTCACCTTGAGAGCAACAACATCCTCACCACAATTGATGACATCAACATCAAAAAGATTCTGGTGTGTGCAAAAACCACAAAGCAACTGACTACCATTTTCCAGACTGATTTTGCTGAGCAACTTGAGCAACGTGGTTATTCTTATTTGTATATCACTGCCAAGACTGGTGCTATCATTGACGGTGAGAAAGTTTCCCGTGAGAAATTCTTTGAGACACTGAACGCTTGGGGTAAAGATCCTAGCAAAAAGTTTGTTGTTCTTCACCGTTCAATTTTGTCTGAAGGTATCAACGTCAGTCAACTGGAAGCAGTCATTTTCATGCGTAACATGGATGTGATTGAAATGACTCAAACTGTGGGTCGTGTGCTTCGCAAAGGTGGTGTAAATAAGACTTATGGTTTCTGTGTCGTTCCTGTTTATTCTAACGTTGGTGTGTCTACTCAACGAGGATTGCAGACGGTTATTGATACTGTCTTCCAAAAGGGTGAGATGCTTGATAGTGTTGTGCGTCGTTGAATGTCATAAATTGATTTTTCTGCATCGGGGGTGGCAGGGATGACCTGTTGCCCCTTTAGAGTAAAAATGAAAGAAAATCATTTGTTTATATCTTGAGATCCCTTGCTATCACTGGGGTCATTTGAGTCTAGTCTGAGTCTCAGTGTCGATACCACTGGCAGGGATTATTTGATGATGTGCCAGTGGTGAAAACTGTCCACTATTCCCCCCACGGGAACCTAAAACCTGTATATTAAAAGAGTCAAAGGAATTTAAGTCATGCATCTGATTGATTCTCTGGAAACAAAAACTGACTGGGGTAAAATCTTCGGTGTTGTGGATTCTCTCTACAATGACAAAGGATTTACCTCTAATGCTGATAACTTTGCCCGTGCAACTGCTGTAGAGAAAGCAATCGCAAAGTTCTCAGATCTTGAACGTGTGGATCAAACTGGATATGATTTTACCTTTGATGATAAGAAAGTAAAAAAGAAAGTAGAACTGAAGATGGGTAAGAATTTGTTCTACAAACGCAAGGACATTCATGCCACTAAAAAGTTCAAAGTGAAATCTTTTCTGAGTGAGAAGAAAACTGTTGAAGATTTTCGCAAGGATAAAACTTTCGACTACATGATGGTGATTGATCTCACTGCCCGTCGTGTGGTGATTGTTGAAGATGAGAAAGCACGTTCTTTATATCAAGAGGGTGCAGATGGTGCAATGATGGAACTCAAACTAGGTGACTATTATGAATGTGATCTAGGTGAGTTCGATATTATTGAACCTCCCACACTTTTGTCTGAAGCTATCAATAAAGCAATCGAAGGTTATCTGGACTTCTGAGTGGACAGTTGGTATAGTGTCCTGGCCCCCCTTGATTTTTGCCGGGATCTGTGCCATATTAGGAACATGAAAAACCATCTCACTGACTACATTGAATCCAAAGGTTACACCGTAAAAGAGTGTTACCGTCCTGCTAAAAAAGAGGTTCCTGCTAACATGCGGGACCGTTATTCTTCATATGAAGAGTATGAAGAAGCACTTCATGATTTTCTTAACGGAATGTGATTATGCAAACACCAAATGTAATTCGTCGTGTTGGATTTCATCAATTTGCAACAATTCCCAACACAAAACAACCTAAGTTCATTAAAGTATTAGATCCTAAAACACTCAAAGTTTCTATCATTTCATCTAAATGATCACTTCTAAAGCACAAATGATCCGTGTGATGAAACAATGCGACGGAGCAGATACTCTCACCCGAGAGCAAAAGTTTCAAGTCTTTGTCAACGTGTGTGACAACATGTTGAAACAAGGTAACATCACCAAAGCAAATCACAAACGATGGACTGAGATCTGGTGACAGTCCGTAAGGTGTCCACTATTTCCCCCACGGGCACCTAAAACCTGTATATTAAAAGAGTCAAAGCAACCCACCTCAAACGATGCAACTCACTTCTAAAGATTCTTCCATGGTTGTTGATTTCTATCCCGTCAAGTTTGCCACGGGTGAGATTCACAATCGTCTCATGCTCAAAGTTGTTAATTTCATGACCGATCAACAGTCCATGCGTTATATCAACAAAAAAGATATGCAACGTGAGATTGATTCCCGTGTTGAGGGTTATGGTTATGAAGTGACTGATTTTCACACTGAGGCACAACTTTTCAATTCTGGACTTTCTTGCTCTTGCTGATGACTTATTCTGAACTTTTGGTGCGATTGTTGCAACTCGATGCAGATCAACTCAAAAAAGATGTGATGGTTTATGACATCGGACGGGATGAATACTCTCCTGTATATGAGTTTGATTATGAGCATGATGGTGACAACAAACTAAAACCAAATCATCCCTATCTTTCATTCTAATGTCATTCGTTTCTTTTCCCACTGATCCTAACACCATGAAAGAAAACATTATCGATCGTGATGAACTTCAATCCAATCTTATCAATCAAATGCTGGATGATATGGATTTGAAAACAATGTATGCGTGTCTATATGATTACATGAGAGAGTCATATGACAAGTATAGTGTCGATGAACTGGTAGAAGAAGTGGAAGAGTATTATCCTGATCTGCTTGAAAATGAATAATTAGGTGTTAAATAGTATAGTTACAAATTATTATTTTTTATGACACTTTCTGAATTGCGTTCACAAATTGACAATGATGAGGTTTTCACTGATTTCATCGAATGTATTGAAGAGGAAGCATCAAAGTATGAGGTAACTGTTGATTACTATGTTGAGGAATTCATGCTATAATTCTATCAAGTACACTTTCAATTTTTTTCCAATGACTCACACAAGGATCAAACTTATGAAGGATGCAATGGAATTTCTTGATGAGATTCGTTTGGAAAAGTATTGTCAGGATGATGAATATGATTGTGTATATGTGGAAGAAGAGGAAGAATTAGATCTTTGCACACAAACTAAATAAGGAAAAGGAGAATATAACTGAACTGAGAGTATCATGATCACATATGAAAAAAGCATCGAAGAGATGCACCAAATGGCAAATGATCAAACATTTTTCATTCCCGGATCTCAACCAAAAGAAGGTGTAGAGTATTACAATTATTGGTTAAAAAGATCACAACAATATGAGGCATATTGGCCCAACAATGTGTATGGAGTAGCAAAGAATATCAAACGATATTTGAGTGAAGGAACGGGCAAAGATTTGAAAGCACATGCACTGCCAGGTGTGACACGTCATGGTATTCATTTTGAAATGTATACGCATAAGGATCTACATCCTTATGAATTTCCTGATGGTGATAAGAAAGTATCGTTTCGCACGGCATTATCGTGGCCTCATTTTATGGACCCGATTTATGAAAGAAACGTTGGAAAGGAGAAAGTATTAGCAACTGCCGCACCATTTTGTTATTCTTATGCAAATTGGAAGAAGGCACGAACTGAGGATGGAACGTTAGATAAAGTAGAACGAAAGGGCACAATCTTTTTTCCACGTCATAGCACAAACTCACGAATTGTGGTGACTGATTACAAGAAGATGTGGAAACAATTAGAAGATTTACCGGAAGAAATGAAACCGATCAAAGTATGTGTGTTTCATAAGGATGTGGATCTTGGTGTTGCCGAGGATGCAAAACGTCGTGGATATGAAGTATTTTGTTGTGGTGTTGTATTAGATCAAAACTTTCACTGGAGAATGTTAGATCTTTTTGCTGGTGCAAAATATGCCTGTAGTCAAAAGATTACAAGTAATGCAATGTATGCCACATATGCTGGTGTGCATTATTTTCTGCTAGATGCAAAGATGAAGTATATCAATATGGATCAATTTACTATTTTAAGAATGAAAGATGGTGTTGATCCTGAGAAGGCATTAGAACATAAAAGAAGAGTTACTGAATTGTTTCGTGATATTGATGAATCAAAGTTTCAGGAACGATTGAAGGAAGCAAAGAGATTATTAGGTGCCGAAAGAATTGTATCACCAGATGAGTATCTTACACAGTTATTAGATCTTTCTGATCGTAACTATACTGCAAAACAGGCAAAGAAATATAATTTGATTCATTCATCAACAATATGACACAGTTTGTGATATTATATGCCACATCTTCTGGATTTGGTAATGAAAACATTGTTGTTGGTAATGTAAAGCTAAGAGTGATGAATGTATTGGATAAGTTAAAAGATTATCCCATCATTGCTATCAATATTTTTAAATTTGTAAAAGAAAAGTTATATCGTAATTATGATAAAGAAAGAACGATCTACATTGCAAATAAGGGGTGTTTTCAGTATATTGATGCACTTCACAAATTAAAACTTTATGGTCATATTCGTTATCTTGTTTCTGATATGATTGATCATGTTCCTAAGAAACATGATCTTGATGTTTGTGATTTACATATTGCATCTTCAATTTCTCAATATGCTTATTATACGTCATTAGGTTTACCAGTAAAATATGTGATTCATGGTTTTGATGATTACTTTATACGTCCTAATTCTAAACCACCAGATGAACTAAAGATTGCATATATTGGTTCTTCTGATGCAACTCCCACAGTTAATTTTCCACCTAATACAATTCAATGGGTGAACACATGTGACTGGTTATATGATAGTTATTGGACTGATAATCTTGATGACGTGTTATCATCAAAAGAGATGGTTCTAATGCGTAAAAGGCAAGGTGGAAAATGGATGAATGTGATGAAAAAGTATATGAAACCACCCGAAGAGATTAAGCATGAATGGAAGGATATTGTAACTGATTATTCTTTTCATTGGGCAACAAGATGGTATGATCCTTATGCACCATTCAAACCATTTACAAAGGGGTTTACTGCATCAGCTCTTAAATGTCCTATACTTGTTGATCATTGGCAATATGAGGCAAGGTATTATCTACCCAAGGATTATCCTTTCTTTACTGATCAGAACCGTAATCCTAAGAATGTTGAAGACTCCGCGGATATTTGTTTTTATGTGAAAAAAATAGAAAAATTGTATCATAGCAAACAATGGGATTATTCATTGGATTGTATGGAAGAATTGTTCAAGAAATGTAGTGAGAGAAAGGTGTTTAAGGATTGGGTTAATTGTATGGACTGGATGGAGAGTATGTTAATTAAGGGTTAAAAATGTGTTAAAAAACATACTTTTGAAATGTGTATAAATAACATGTTTTGTTTATTTTATTGTCTCATAAACCTTTGTTCTTATGTCTTATTAATCCCTTATAAATGTGCGGAATTCTTGTTAAATGCCTCCAGTTCTTGTGACCTTTACCTGCGAGTGATCGACACGTCAACCCCTTGACATCAGACCCCAAAAATGATACAATAAGAGGCAAACATATAAGATCTCAATGAACTCTCAGATCACTGATTCCATCTACCAATTATCATTCACCTCAGAAGAATCATCATGTATTTGTAGCATGGGAATGGATTATGAGCAGGCAATCTTATCAGTGTCATTTCATAGTTCTCCCGATAAGGTATATTTTTATGATGTAAAAGACAGCAGTGTTTTTGAATGTTTTGAGGAAGCATCTAAGGATCTGGAAACATTTTCAATTGGAAAGATTTTCAATCATTATATCAAAGACGAGAGCATTGTGCCAATCGGATAGGTGTCACACAAAATAGGCACGGGGGTTGTTTTCATGTAGATTAGAAGGGTCAAAGAAATCCAACACAAATGGCACAACCAATCTTCACCATCTCCCCCGAAATGCAAGCAACCTGGGATGACATTATGGGTCAGATGATTGCATTCATCGATGATACAAATGCCGACGTAGATATGGCATATGATTGGGTATGTGAGATGCTGGACATTGATTCCTTTGTTGAAAACAAAGTGGCATGGGATGATTTCTACTCTACCTGGGAATCTGCCGACAATCGTAACACTATGGAATACGTTGCTATTTGATACAAACTGGGGGACGGTCCATAAGGTGGCCACCAAACCCCCCAGAACCCGATCAGGGTGTGCAATACTATAAGAGTCAAAGGAAACGACCCATGAACGAACTGCTTGCCATTCTCATTCCTGGTGCCCTTGCCATCGGGTTGCCCTTCGCTGTTGCCAAACTGCTTAAGATCCGACTCTTTACCAAAGACGACGGATACACAGCGGGATGGGTGGAAGGGTACATCCTGGGAGATGAGGACGATTTCTGAACTGTCCACCAAACCCCCCAGAACCCCTCTGATCGTGTATTCTATAGAAGTGGAGGGGAGAGCACCCCGACACACTCTAAACCTTCTCTCAGGACCTCTCATGCGTAAGATCGAATCCCAAATGATCGCTGCGATCAAAGATAACAAAGATTGGAAGAATTCCAACACTTCTGTTCACTTTGATTCCGAATCCGGTGTTTCTGTTGTACGTCTCCATGGCAACAAGATTGCCGAGGTTGGTGATGACTCTGTGAAACTGTTTGATGGTGGTTGGCAATCCAATACCACTAAATCCCGTCTGAATGCCATTCTTTCTGAGTTTGGTTACACTTGCGGCACACAACGTGAGTATATCTTTCAGAAGCAATTTGAGTGGTTCATCAAGTTCTTCGATTCTCAGACCAAACAGATGCAAACCATTTCTTTCATTGATGGTATGATTCTGGCATGATTCTCAGTCCTGGTGATGACTCTAAACTCACCCACATTTCAAACAAACTATCACTCACTCAATGTCTGAAATCAATTTCTATTCTTCTTATCTGCACACCTTCTGCAACACTGGTAACGAAATGTTGGAGGCAATTGATAAGATCCTCAGTGGAGAGATTGTCTGGTTTGATAACAGTACTCTCTGAGAGTTATTAACAACGGGGGGCAGTTATTTGCCCCCCTTATTATAAATTAATGGGTCCCTTATAAGCTATAAGATCTTGAAATCGACCTCTCAATATCTCTTGAATATAAAAATTTTTTCCCATAAGGATATCCACAAATAGTTGATTCAGAAGTCATGTTTGCTTTCTCCTGATAGTATAACATAACATCTTCATATTGACAAGGTGGTTGTTGAGTTGTTTTAGATGTATTCATAGAATGATCTGAACCTTAGCAGAGTTATTCTACAGGGAAAAAGGGGAGTTGTCAACTGTTGACTTAAAAAAAATTCCGAAGTAAAATTTTAAGGTATAAAGTTGAATGGTAAATATGTCGTCGTTATTCAAAACAAATCGCATGGATCGTATATTTCATGTCTACGACAAAAAGACAAAAGAATGCGTATATAATTGCTTGACAGTAGAGCAATTAGAAGATAAAATGAAAGAGGGTATCATTAATTTTTCAAGTCATGATATCGAAACCATTCGCAAGGAAAATCTTTCTGATGCATCATACTAAATACAAAGGAGTTGAACTTTAAACAATGGCTAAAGGATTTACAGTAAAGGCAGCTACGCCAAAACCTAGTGAAAATGGACCCAGTGAGGAAGAACTAGTAGCACAAGGAAGGGAAGTCCTAAAGGGCAAGACGATTGTGTTCTGTCTACCTGGAAGGGGTGTTTCGTATGTTTATCTGAAGAACTTTGTACAGTTGTGTTTTGATCTAGTACAGAACGGTACACAGATTCAGATTTCACAGGACTATAGTTCCATGGTAAACTTTGCACGTTGCAAGTGTCTTGGAGCAAATGTACTACGTGGACCAGATCAGATTCCTTGGGATGGTAAATTAAATTATGACTATCAGTTATGGATTGATAGTGACATTATTTTCAACACAAACAAATTGTATCGTATCGCAGCACTCGACAAGGATATTGCATGTGGATGGTATATGACCGAAGATGGTCGTACTACCAGTGTTGCACATTGGTTGGAGGAAGACGACTTCCGTAACAATGGTGGTGTGATGAATCATGAGACTGGTGAAACCATGACGAAACGTAAGAAACCATTTACGGTTGATTACACTGGATTCGGATGGACACTCATCAAGAATGGGGTCTTTGAGCACGAACAGATGAAGTATCCATGGTTTGCTCCTAAGATGCAAATCTTTGAGTCTGGAGAGGTTCAGGACATGTGTGGAGAGGACGTATCATTCTGTCTGGATGCCATTGAGGCTGGTTTTGAGATTTGGTGTGATCCACAGTGTCGTGTGGGGCATGAAAAAACTCGTGTTATCTGATGAAGTATACGATTCTTGTATCGGGAGATCCGGTCTACTCGGGAAACTCGGAATCGGAATTTCTCGATACACTTGAAGAATTTGCGGATTCGTACTATAATACTGGGACACCAGATCCTGGTGACATTCAAACACTGATTGAGGAAGACTAACTATGGCAATGCGGGCACTGAAGAAAGGTGACATTCAAATTGAACCAACACCAAAGAAAACTCGCCAAGGTAATGGAAAGCATACCAAGTATGCATCTACTAGTCGAAACAAAGCACGAAAGATGTATCGGGGTCAAGGAAAACGATGAACGAAGTTCGGAGAATCGATTCTGATTCTTCGGACTTTTCTTTTTACAATCTAGATGATTATAAGAAAGTAAGTCAGATTAATCCTGAATCAAAATTAAAAAAGATTGAAAAGAGAGGAGTAGTCATCTATTACATGGATGACTTTTTATTATATCCACATCAGTTTATTAACTTTCTAAAGAAGTTTCCTGCATTTTCTAATAATGCAAGAGGTGGTATGTATCGTCCTGGAATGTCGCAGAAGTTTCATAGTGAACTATTTCGACACTTTGAAAGATTGATGTGTGATATTTCACCAGTGAGTAACGTTGCGTGGTGTTCTAACATTTTTAATTCGGATATGTATTGTCCTAATGATTCTTGGAAACCACATCATGATGTTGGAACTTCATTTGTTTCAAATTACTGGATGTGTGAACAAGAAGGAAGAAGTGGCACTATGTTTTATACATGGAATGGAAAGACTACTATAGATCAAGAAGGAGAGGTATTACTGAAAGATAAAATGCATCTTCATGATAAGTATGTCCCCGGTAAGACTTGGAGGAATGTAAATCCAAAAGATATTGAAGGATTAAATGCAGTTTATTTTACTCCTGTTAAATTTAACCGTATTGTTTTTTATGATGCCAATCAACTTCATTCACCGTATATTACAAAGAATACATACTTAAAAAATAATTATCGATATTCATTAGTTGGTTTTGGATTTAAATAAATGACATTAATTACAAATTTGCCTTCAGAAAAAGTTTGGGTCAGAAGAGAATATTTAAGAGACTTTAAGGATGGACATGGTGAGTTTGTAGAGGGGGTATGGGTCTCTGCAAAGTCAATTCCTGGAAGGGCATTTTACTTTGAAACTTTCTTACCAGAGTATGGTGCATTGTATGATAAATTACCAATTTCTGCATTCGTATCACGACCAGAAACACCTACTCCCGATTTAGATTTAAAGAATTTGCAGTTTTGGAATTGCATGGATTATGGTGTTGTAAGCATTCATAAGCAGTTTATTGCCTCAATGGCATTTGAGGTATATACAAGAGATTTTGGACAGATTAAAGGGTCATATGTCTGCACTCTAGACAATTATCACAATGATCCTGATGTGGTTGATTATTCTACAGCAGAAACTCCGGAGGAGCATAAGTCATTCAATCTTATCGAATTAGATAATGGACAGTATGCATTGTATCCAAATAATAGAATGAGAGTTTATGATCTCTCCCTGACTCCTAAAGAACCAAAACAACCAGACTTTAAAGTATCCACAAAGGTTTATCAGGTAGAGAATGATTTTAATTTAGAACGATATGGTGATAGTGATGATCATCATTATGGATCAAAAGAATCGACATCAAAGGCTATTTTATTAACAGAATCTTATATATCGGAACTTGATGATCAACATCTACTATGTGATTATTAAATTTTGGTGATAAATAAATTTAGTAAGTTTGTTGTCATGAATGGCAGTAGAATACCAATCACGATCATTTAAAGATATTAGTCTCAGCTTTAAAAAGCATCCTGTGACTAAAGATATTTTGGTATTAAAAAATGAAGATGCAATAAAAAAATCTGTCATCAATTTAGTCAGAACTAGATTGGGTGATAGATTTTTTGACTCTAATATAGGTTCTACTAGTGAAGATATATTATTTTCACTGGGAACCTTAGATACCGATTATGGGTTTGATAGTTATGTTAGTAATGTAAAAACATTAATTGCTAACTATGAACCTAGAGTAAAAGTTGATGCCGTTAATTTTTCTCTTGTTGAGGAAAGTAATAGTGTGGAAATTACAATAACATATAACATTATTGGTATTTCTGATATCCCCCAATCAATCCAAATATTAATTTAATAATATGGCACCAACACAGTACTTAAATTTAGATTTTGATGGAGTTAAACAATCCATTAAGGATTATCTAAAATCTAATAGTAATTTTACAGATTATGATTTTGAGGGATCTAACTTATCGATCCTTATTGATATATTGGCATATAACACTTATATCAATTCATATAACACCAATATGGTGGCAAATGAATCTTTCCTACACAGTGCTAGTGTAAGAGAGAATGTAATTTCCCATGCAGAAAATGTTGGATATGTTCCAAGATCATCTAGATCTGCCAGAGCAAAGATAAGTTTTAATTTAACTTTTGATAATACTAATCTTCCATCTTTTGTAACTTTATCTAAAGGTATAGTTGCAATTTCTAATCTCGATTCTTCTATCAATACATTTTCCATATCTGAAGATATAACTGCACCAGTATCTAATTTGAAAGCTATTTTCAGTGAAGTTGAAATATTTGAAGGTAATCTTGTAACACAAAGTTTTACAGTTGATACTTCATTAAAATCTCAAAGATTTATTCTTGACAATTCCAATATTGATACAACTACAATTTTAGTAAAAGTAAAAGATTCGGCATCATCTCAAATTTACAATAAATTTAATTTGGTTGACAATATTATTGGGGCAACTTCAGATAAAAATATTTTTATTGTTAAGGAATACCGTGATCAAAGATATGAATTAATATTTGGTGATGGATTTATTGGTAAAAAACTTGAAACTGGTAATGTTGTAGAAGTATCATATATTGTCTGTAATGAATCTGAGGGTAATGGTATCCAGAATTTTGTATTTAATGGGAGATTGACTGATGATTCTGGAAGCATTATTCCTATTTCTGGAATAATTCCCACCGTAGATCAACCTTCTTTAGGTGGATCTGAAATAGAGTCTATAGATTCTATTAAAAAGTATGCTAGTAGATATCTTGCAACACAAAATAGAGCTGTTACTACTGCTGATTATGAAACATTGATACCAAAATTATTTCCCAAGGCAGAATCTGCTGTTGCCTATGGAGGAGAAACATTAAATCCTCCTCAGTATGGAAAGGTTTTTGTTTCTATTAAACCAGATAATTTTTCTTTCCTATCTTTATTTGATAAAAATTATATTAAGGAAGAACTAAAAAAATATTCTCCTGTTGGAATTGATGTTGTTATTGAAGATTTAAAATATCTTTATATTGAACTTAATGTTAATGCATATTATAACTCTAGATTTTCAGATTCTCCAGATAATGTAAAAACAAAAATATTCAACAATATTTCTAAATACTCTAGAAATGAAGATTTGACTAGATTTGGAGGACGATTTAAGTATTCAAACTTCACATCAATGGTTGATAATACTGATGTTTCTGTTATGTCCAACGTGACAAATATAGTATTAATGAGACAACTTGTTCCACAATTTAATTCATATTTCAGTTATGAATTATGCTATGGAAATAGTTTATTCAATCCTGTCGGTTCTTCGTATAATATTAGGAGTACTGGATTTACGATTGATAAGTATACAGATACTTTATACTTGACTGATGTTGTAAATGATAATGTCAATGGAACATTATTATTATTTAAAATTGGTCAAAATAATTTGCCAGAAATAGTTGAGAGTAATGTTGGAACAGTCAATTACAGCACTGGAGAATTGTTTATAGATAGTTTGAATATAACTTCTACAAATCTATCAACTGGTATTGTAGAAATTGAATGTCTGCCCTCTTCATATGATGTTCTCGGATTGCGTGATTTATTTTTAAACATTGCAGTTCAGAATTCAACTGTAACTATGATTAGAGATGATATTTCATCTGGTTCTGATGCTTCTGGAGTAACCTATAAAGCAACACCACAGTATAACAAACAAGGATTTTACAGAATAAAATAGGATGTATATAAATTTAGAGGAACAAAAAGTTAGAGTCGAAGACTTTATTTCTAATTTAATTCCAGATTTTATTCTGGAAGAGAATCCGCTATTTTTAGATTTTTTAAAGACATATTTTAGATCCAGAGAGGCATATGGATCTGATATTGATTTGATTAGAAATATCCTTAAGTATAGGACTGTTGAAAAATTATTTTCTATTGTAGATTCTACAATACTATCTGTAGATATAGAAAATTATGATTCAACTATTACGGTCGAATCTACAGAAGGATGGCCAGATAAGTATGGATTGCTTCAAATTGATGATGAGATTATTGGATATGAATATAAGACTGATACTGAATTTGTAAACTGCTATAGAGGTTTTAGTGGAGCAACTTCTTTAGGGAAATATACTACTAATATAAGTTATACTTTTAATTCTACAGAATCTGTTGGACATTCTAGTGGAACAGTTGTAAAAAATATTGGAAATTTATTTCTCAAAGAATTTTTGTTTTATTTCAAACAAAAATATCTTCCTGGATTTGAAAATATTTCTTTTTATGAGGGAATAGATCCCAATTTAGTGTTATCAAAGATAAAAGATTTTTATTCGGCAAAGGGTACACTTAATTCCTTTGAAATTTTATTTAAATTACTGTATGGTGAAGAATCCAAAATAGTTCTTCCAAAAGAAAATACTATATCTCCATCAAATTCACTGTATATTGACGCTTTTACTGCTGTTGTTGAGGTAAAAAGTGGAGATGTTGAGCAAATAAAAGGATCTTCAGTTTACCAG